CTGAGAAAAACCAAAACCTTGTTTTTGTGGGTCTGTAGTGCCGTAATGATCATACGCACTACGTTTCTGTGGGTCTTTTAGTACTTCATACGCATTGCTTATTTCAGCAAAACGGTTTTGATCGCCGCCTTTGTCTGGATGATTTTCCATAGCAAGTTTGCGATATGCTCGCTTGATATCGGACTCTGTAGCGTTCTTGTCTACGCCCAATGTCTGGTATGGATTTGACATTTGTATATTTTACTTGAAAGGATTGAATTTGTCAAGAGTTGATTTAGGTTTTACTTCTTGTTTTATTTTTTCAAATTCTTCTACGTTTTTATAGTATTTTTCATAGGCAAGTATAATTGACTTTTGTTGTTGCACGAGAGCACGTATATCCGAAAAGTTCAAACCAAGATTGGCATATCCATCATCAGTTAGTGCAAAGAAAGCAACTGTTTTTCCTTCCTTCTTGGCATTTGCTACAACTTCTTCAAAGTTTTTTTCGGTAATTATCGTCCAATCAATTTTCCGCATGCGAACAACATCAACTGGAGGAAGAGTCAGTTGAGGTTTTTCAATTGCTGTAGAACTAACTTTGATTTCTTTTACTGGTGTGCCACTACAACTACTGAGTAGCAGTATTGCCAGGCCACAACCAAGGACATTCTTTATTGAATGACTTAGCATCTTTTGCTTCCTTTTCTGTTGCTGTTAGAGGGGCTCCACTTAGAAGTTCAAAACATCTGCCTGCATTTTTGGTTCCGCCGTTAATTGCACGTTCGATACTTTTTGGTTTGTTGATAGCAAGTATTCCAAGATCGATGTTGTCTAATTTTTCAGCTAGTTGACTGTTTTGTTGTCTAATATCAGCAAAGTCTTTGCTTACTTCTTGCAGTTGTGCATTTACTTTTTTCATATCGTTTTGTATACTAGCAATAGCTGCCTCGCTTTGCTTAATAGCACCATCTAGTTTTGCATTGTTAGTTGTTAGGGTAGCAATTCTTTGCTGGCTATCTTTATAATACCAGTAGGCACCATAACCACAACCACCAATAATTGCAACAACAACTAACATTACATAAATTTTAAGCATCCACGGCTCTCATACGTTCCACAAGTCTGTCTGCACGTTTGGTTACTTGACGGTACCAATTTGAATCAACCATTTCGTCTGCGGCCGCATTCCAATCTCTAGCATCAACGCCACGTTTCATGCCTTTGAATTTTGAAAGTCTTGGACGACCCATGTTGAACATCATGTTTGCAATTATTCTTTGAACTTCTTCTGGGAGTTCATCAAAGTCAGGATATAGGATGTTGCAGTCATTGATGACTGTTTGGACGTCGTTGTCAAAGGCTTCATTGCATCTATCTTCTGAGACAGGTGTTCCAACCGGTTGTCCATGTTCTGGATCACTATCAATAACCAAATGACCAATACCAAAAGTAGGCAACCCGAGATGGTCGAGGTATATTTGATTAACTGAGCCTTCGTCATATGCTATCTCTTCTCTAAGTTTATCTATGTTCATTCTTAGTTCCTTCTGTTGTAACCATATTTATGTAGTTTGCGGCCTCTAAATGGGCTTTTTCAAGTGGATGTCCGTCTGGTCCAATTGGGTAACCATGTTTACTAGACCATTCACTGAAGGTAAGTCTTTCAAATTCAATAATTCTAGGAACAACATAATCAATCAGTGGTTGCAATGCTTTTCTCCATTTTCCCCATTTTCGAGTTGGAGTACTCTTTCTAAGCGTATCTACTGTTTGCTTGAACGCAATATCGTGACACGTTGAGATAAAATCTATGCCATTATTTTCCAACATACTAAATGTTGAATACATCAGTTGTAGGTTACGATTTAAATTCCATAAATCATTATCAAAACGTTGATAATATTCTTTTTCTTTGCTTCCAAAATAATTAGGAGTTATTGTTGTCCATTGATCGTCAAAATCTAAATAGTCAAATCGTCCAAAGTAAGTCCAATTTAAAATTACAAGACAATTTTTACTCTCAGAAAGTGTTTGGTTTGCACTCCAATTTATCCATGCATTTCCACGTCCGCCAACAGCTATACAATCATACTCAGCTGATAGTTGTTTGGCAATTAAAGCTGGCCATGTGTGTTTACTGGAATATATAGGTTGATTTATTACTCCATGAATTTGATCTTGGCAATCAGATAGCTCATCACCTCTGGTGAAACTATCGCCAACTGCAATAACTTTTTCATAGGGCATTATCTACCTGCGTTTGCTAATAAATTCTCTATATCTTTGGCACGTTTGCCTTTGTTGTATATAGTCTTAGGAGCAATACCGGCTGCAGTTCTCATCTCATTGAGTTCAAACTGCTCACGTTCACGATAGGTTTTTGGTGAAGTAGGAACTAGCATGTTGAATTGTTCCACAGTAAAAGGCATTTCTTTACCTCGATAGCCCATGGTCCATCCATCACCTTCATATTCAGTTAGTGTGTTAAAATCATCCAGCAAAGAGGCCAAATTATCAGCAGTGTAGTTTCTACGTTTAAGTTCAATGTATACAAGATATCTGTTTGGTTTTACTTCGCCTGGACTCATATCAGCATCTAGTACAAAATCATATCCTTTTTCAAACCAATTGACCAAATCTACTGCGGCTTGTCTATCTCTAACATAAAAACTTGCAACAACTATTTCATCATCATCGCCCATCTTTGATGAAAAGTCATCAATATAGATTGTGTTTTTAAGCATGCCGGCTAGGTCTTTGTAGCCTAAGCCTTCTGTTAAATTAAACTTGGACATCGACGTTTGTATCCATTTCTTGTTGTGCATCTGCGTCCATAAACTGTTGTTGATCAAGATCTTCACTGTATGCATCATCTAGGTCTTGCAGATCGACTGTTTCATCTTCTAGTTCTATACTACCAGTTCTTATGTCTGCCATGAGACTCTTTGGCATGATAATTTCTACCAGCCAAACTGGTTTTTCGATAAGCCTTGCTACCTTGGTACCTGCTTTAAAATCGCTTGGGTTTTTTACTTTTACAGGAACTTTCATTTTGGTTTTCTTCCATTTGACTTCGCAGTCAAAGGGTAATAATCTCATTGCTCCTCTAGGATCTGGCATGAGTTTTGCTGGCCATAAAAATGTACAACTTGTCTTGTAAGGACCTTGTTCTGGCCCTGCAACTAGCTCACCTAGTTCCCAATTTCTAAATGCAAATATATCAAGTTCATTGAGCACACGTTCAAAGTCAAGTAGTACTTTCATACTACCATCACTCATGTAGATGCCTTTGATATTGTCTGCTACCATCCAATAGTCTGAACCGTCTTTGAAAAATTCTGAATCACTTAGTGACATTTGAGGCCTTTTTGTTTTGCTATTACCAGTATTTACCTTTTTATTACACTTACCAGTTTTTTAAAATCCATATATAAGCTGGACTACTAAAACTAAAAAATACCTGCCCGTTGCACCCCATGTAATGATCGTAGGTATTTTGTGATATTTCTGTGGTTCCGTTATTGTCATGACAGTACACACAATGATCAGTGAGTTTATGCCCAAGTTCAAAGTTATCTAGCTTAAAATTTTCTGTAATTAATGCGGCATCACCTAGTATTTTACCGTTTTTATCTAGTTTTGTATGTTCATGTTTTTTTCCTGCCATTACCCAGGATAATTCTTGACTTTGATTTTCGTATGTGTGTAACATAATATTGATATCTGTAGACTCACATACATGATCTACAGTGTAGATTAGTTGTTGATTATGATAAAGGTTAAACATTAAAGGTGCACTGTAATCAGTGCTAGATAATCTAAAACTTATTGGAAATTTATGCATCACAATCGCCACAGTTGAATTGACACACACTGTATTGATCAAGGTTATTAAAAAAGTCTTTTGTAATATTGTTTTCTAGTACTTTGGTAATTGTGGTATTTCGAATATTGTACTCATTTTTGTTTAATCCAAATGGATTCTTGTAGTAGAATCTAAAATCATAAGAAAAACAACAAGGAGTGTAAAAGCCATCTGCAGAAATAAAGTGGGAACTTTCTGTTGATAAACATGCTGGATTAATTTTTTTTACTTTTTGTTTTTGCTTCCATGCTTGCATATTTTGATCACGTGTACCAATTTGTTTTGCAGAGGGTTTTAGATGTTCTGTGTATTCATCCCATCGATCACTTTTGTTTACTTCGAATTCTTTGATACCAATGTGTTTGCATAATAGTTCTGCTTCTTTGATATCGTTTTCATTATAGGAAAATGGTATATAAGACCATTTGGAATTACAATTACTTTGTGCAACCACTCTCATACCTATTTCAATGCTTTGCCAATCAGCATTTATACGATACTTTGTAAAGTTTTTTGGTAGCCCGTCGATGCTAAAACTTATAGTATCTTTGTCTGATAGTAATGCAACAAACTGTTTCCACCAATCCTTTTTTTTATAACTACCGTTGGTTACGATTTCTAAAATAGCATCTCGACTTTTAAGTTGCGAGATAATATTAAAAAAATCTGGATGATAAATTGGGTCTCCGTAGTGTCCGCATATATAAATGTTTTTGCCTTTTAGATCAATATCTAAAAAGTTCATTAAAGTTTCTGCATCTAGACTTTGATTTTTCCAATGTTGAGGAAATATATTAATAAATTGTGTACGAGGACACCCAGGGCATTTGAGCATACAGATATTGGTAAGTTCTAAGTGAAGTCCTTGAAGCATCAAAATACTTATATAGATAAAGTACCTGCTTGTTTATTTAGTGGAGAATATTGTGATTTTTCACATAGTATATCTTATTTGTTTTATGTTGTAAATAAGAGTGTGGGTAGCGAATAACCTTAACCTTTAGGAGATACAATGTCTCGAGCTAAACGAAAAGCAAAATATCAAAGACAACTACAACAAGACAACACAATAAACTTTAACCAAGCACTAAAACGCAAGCACATAGAACTTCTTCCGAAGTCACGCAATCAAGAAAAACTTATACTAAGCCTACTAGACGCACACACGAGTATTGTCGTGGCAACTGGACCTGCAGGCACGGGTAAGACTTACCTTGCAATGTTAGCGGCCATTAAAGCCTACAGAGATGGTACATGTGAACGTATTGTATTGACTCGTCCAGCAGTGGGTGTCGATGATGAAAAGCATGGATTTTTGCCCGGTGACTTGAATAGTAAAATGGAGCCGTGGACAAGACCATTGTTTGATGTGCTTAGAGAATTTTACACTGCAAAAGAAATAGCACGTATGCTCGAAGAACAAACCATTGAAATATCGCCACTGGCTTTTATGAGAGGACGTACATTCAAGGATGCCTGGATTATAGCAGATGAAATGCAAAATGCAACGCCTAGTCAAATGAAAATGTTGATGACAAGAATAGGCGTGAATTCAAAAATAGTAATCACAGGAGACGTTGAACAAACGGATAGAACCGTACACAATAACGGTCTAATAGATTTATGCAAACGACTAGAAAATGCTAGAAGTGGACTAGCCGTTTGTTACATGAGCAATCAGGATATACAAAGACATCCTATTATTGACACAGTATTGGAGATTTACGCAACTTAAAAATTGGCTCTGGGGGTAGGAGTCGAACCTACACGGTTAAATATATTGCAGTACATTCAACCATACGGTTAACAGCCGTACGTGTCTACCAATTTCACCACCCCAGAATAAACTAAGCTGCCTTGGCTATGGCATTGTGCTTTTCTAAGGCAGCAATCATTCTTGTCATGCCTATTCCACCACCAACTCTTGAAAAGAAGTCAAACTTTAAAAACTCTTCTAGTTCTGCTTCTACACGTTCTTTGCCAAACAGTTTGTAAAGTAAATTACTATAAGCACCATCTGTAATACTATGGAATGTATCTCGCATCATGTCTACATCAGTACTACGTTCTGCACTACCTATTGTTTCCATACCACCTAGTATTACATCTATCTTTTTACTTTCAGTTTCACCTGGGTATCTACTCATGTTCCAAAATGGTGATGTCATTTCTGGAAAGTCTGTTATCATAGTGGCACCAAACTCATTGTACATTTTACCTTCTTCTTCAGCAGTCATTTCATAGTCACTTGCAAGTCCAAAATGCTTTTGCCATTCTGCATAAGTCTTTTCAGTAGGACGTGGAAATCCTAAGTATTCACATAGTTCATATTCCATTGCCTTAAGATCATCGATATCACCTGGCATTTCAAATTCAAACATTGGAAAGATAATGTCGTGTCTTCCTGGTATTGCATTTGGCTCTTGTCTGTAGGACGTGGAGACACAAAAAAAGCCCTTTGCTGAGGGCTGACTTAGTAATTCATGTTCCAACCACATCTGGCCGGTTTGTGGTAGCGGCCATACTTGGCCTGCATAATTGTAGGTTGCTACGTTGAATGGATCTTCGCATGCGGCTAGTATGCTTAATCTGTTTTGTGTGTGTACTTCAAGAAATCCTTTTTCCAAAAAAAATGACCTTAAAAGGCCAACTGTGGAAGTGAATTTGCTTGGATCTATTAGTTGTGTCATTTTTGTTTCCTTTAGTCAAAAAAAATTTTAGTCAAAAAAATATCGACGTTGTTGCCGTTCGTTTATTTAGCATCAACGTCGATATTGTGTAATTTATAGTCCGTTTGGAACTATCACATAGTGTATGGCAAGTACTATTCCTAAACTTGCACCTAGTCCAATCATCATCTTCATAAAGTCTCTTCCTACAATAGGAAACACATTCTTTAATCTATACGACCCGTTACTCATTGTGCTGATTGCTAATTCTCTACCACATAACAATCCAACAAATACCCAAGTTGTTGACATTGGAATATTGTTAAGTTCTTTAAAGAAGAACAAGCATAAGAAGTATGCACCATCAATGATACAGGCACTACGTACATACCTAGTGTGTTGTTTCTCCAACACAATCTTCTGTATCTTACCACCGCCTTCACGGAACATAAATCCTAAACCTAGTACAAATACTAAACTTACACCTATCATCATATCAAATGGTACTTGCCTTGGTAAAAACACTGCTATGTTTGCAACATCATGACTTAGCCAAGTGAACCATAAGAAGCCTGTTGTAATCCATTGTCCTATACGCCAATAACGTTTATGTTCTTCTTTTACAGGATCATTACGTTCGTCCAACCAACGTGCAATTAGTATCCATAAACAATAAGCAAATACTCCTGCTACTGCATAACCCATGATTGATTTCACAAGCATTTTCTCTAGTATAAATGTACTTGCAAAGGCACTTAAAACTAAAAAAGATGTACTAACTGGTACACCTATCCTTGTTAACAGTAATAATACCAATGGCGCCGCCGCATGATACCATTGTATTTCTTGAAATGGAATCTTTGTAAGTCTACCATAACTTATATCTCCACCATTGGTATACCATCCATACCAAAGGCACCATAATAAAACGGCACTTGCTGCCGCCCACATTGTTGTCCATTTAAATCTTTGATTGTTACTTGCGATCCATGTACCTAATGTTTGTACACTATCGTTAGCAATAACTGAATAGCCAGCAAATAAAAAGCCTAGTGCCATCCAAAGTGTTAATTGATCCATAATTTTTCCTTATATTTTTTTGCCGCAATGAGGACATGTTTCAGTCTTCATGTGTGCTTGCATTTCTCGTAAGTGATCTCGCATATCTTTTGCATCAGCAATTTGTTGTTTCAACCATGCTTTACGCCTATCACTTTTGGCTTTTTTATATTCTTCTTTTAAACTTTGTTTTTGATTCTGTAACTGTTGTTCAAAAACACTGTAAAAAGATGTTAGCACTTGTACCTCCTAAAAAAATAGCACTATCTTTACAGTATAGTGCTATTCTTAGTATTTGTCAAGTATAATATAAAATATTACTTTTTAAGCATATCTGCCGTAAGCACTGGTAATTCTTTCATTGCTTTTGCATACTTTGCTCTTTCTTCTTTTGGCATTGGAATCATACCAGAATCTGATAATATACCTTCTTCGTTCCAGTTCTTTTTCCAAGTAGCCATGTACTCTTCAATACCAGGTACAACACCTATGTGCTGATGCTTTACATAAAAGTATAATGCTCTTGAAACAGCATAATCACCGTCTGCAATTGCATCAAATGTTGGCTCACCACCGTCAATGATTGCACCATTAAGTGTATCACTGTTTTGATCTAAATATGAAAAACCGAAAATACCATAAGCTGTTGTGTCTTCGTTAAGTTTTTGAACGATAAGATTATCCTGCTCACCTGCTTCAATAAAAGCGCCGTCAGTTCTCATAGCT